AATAAGAATGATGTAGTGCTATTAGAGAATGTCTATCAACGCTTTAAACCTTGGATTAAGAATCATTTGAATCTATCTGTCTTATCTGAAGATGGTTTAGTCTGCCCTAATTGTGGTGGTAAACATCATCAGAAGAGAGGGTATGCAATTACTACCAATGCTAAGTATCAACGCTTACAATGTCAAGGATGTGGTAATTGGTTTAGAGGGACTAAAAATATTAGTCATAGATCAGGAGAGAAGTATGTCAATATCGCTTGATAAACAAATAGGAGGAGACCATTATAAAAAGTTTAAGATACAGCCTGCGTTTTTTAATTACATAAATAACATTCCTTATTTAGAAGCTACAGCAATAAAGTACTTATGTAGATGGCGAGATAAGGGTGGAATACAAGACCTCGATAAAGCTATACACTTTATTGAAATGCTGAAAGAATTCGAACATGCTAACACTACCTGAACTACATGAAAAGATAATTGAGCAAGTCTCTGAAATAGATTTAATTGACCTCCTTGGGCTTACTACTGAAGATTTAGTCTATGCTTTCCAAGACAAGATTGAGGATAGATATGAACAATTGGTCAATGAACTGGAACTTGGAGATTATACTTCCTCCGATTAATTTATATAATTATGCTATAAGAAAGAAACTAATGGACAAAAGTCAAAAGATATTATCAGACATTACTATATTTAACAAGTATGCTAAATATGTACCTGAGTTACAAAGAAGAGAATCATGGGAAGAACTTGTAGAACGCAACATGGTTATGCACATTCGCAAATACCCACAATTGAAAGAGGAAATTAAAGATGTTTACAAATATGTTTACAATCGTCAAGTATTGCCTTCAATGCGTAGTTTACAATTTGGAGGTACTCCTATTGAACTTAGCAATAATCGTATGTTCAATTGTGCTTATTCCCCTGTCGATCATCCTGCCGTTTTCAGCGAGACCATGTTTAACTTACTTGGCGGAAGTGGCGTGGGTTTCAGCGTTCAACGCAGACACACAGATAGACTCCCTACTATCCTTGGTCCATCCATTAAACAACGACGATTCTTGGTAGGAGATTCTATCGAGGGTTGGGCTGATGCTGTTAAAGTAATTATTAAAGCCTACACTCTTGGTAAATCTGAACCAATGTTTGACTTTAGAGATATTAGACCTAAGGGTTCTCGACTCATTACTTCAGGGGGCAAAGCCCCTGGTCCTGACCCATTACGCATTTGCTTAGACAAGCTTCGTAGTGTGCTAAACAATGCTGTTGGTCGTAAGTTAGAACCTATTGAAGTACATGATATGATCTGCCATATTGCTGATGCTGTTCTATCAGGTGGTATCCGTAGAGCTGCCCTAATCTCTTTATTTGATAAAGATGATATGGATATGATGTCAGCTAAAACTGGTGCATGGTATGAACTTAACCCACAACGAGGTAGAGCTAATAACTCTGTAGCTTTAAATAGAGACGAGATTACAGAAGAAGAGTGGTCTTCCATTTGGAAACGAGTAGAGCAATCAGGTGCTGGTGAACCTGGCGTGTTTTGGACTAACAACTATGATGTGGGTACTAACCCATGTGCTGAGATTAGTTTAAGACCTAACTCCTATTGTAACTTAGTTGAGGTTAATGTATCTGATGTTGAGACTCAAGACACACTTAATGCTAGGGTTAAAGCTGCTACATTCATTGGTACACTACAAGCTGGATACACTGACTTTCATTATTTAAGAAGTGTGTGGAAAGAAACTTCAGAAGAGGATGCACTACTTGGTGTTTCTATGACTGGTATTGCTTCAGGTGGTGTTCTTAAATTAAACTTAGCGGAGGCTGCAGGTGAAGCTAAAGAAGAGAATAAACGAGTGGCTAATATCATTGGAATCAAAGAGTCCGCTAGAATTACTACAGTTAAACCTGCTGGTACTACTTCTCTTGTACTTGGCAGTAGTAGTGGTATTCACGCTTGGCATAATGATTACTATGTTCGTAGGATGAGGGTAGGTAAGAATGAGCCATTATATAAGTATATGACTACGACAGTGCCTAGTCTTATAGAAGACTGTGTATGGAAGCCCCACTTAGAAGCTGTGATGAGTTTCCCTCAGAAAGCTCCTGAAGGTTCTATCCTTCGCACTGAAAGCTATAAAGACATCTTAGAAAGAGTTAAGAAGTTTAACTTACAGTGGGTAGCTTATGGTCATGATAGAGGGGATAATAAACATAATGTATCATGCACTATCTCATTGAACAATGATGAGTGGGAAGAATGTGGTAAATGGATGTGGGAGAATCGTTATAACTATACTGGTATCTCTGTACTACCTTACGATGGAGGCACTTATGTTCAAGCTCCTTTTGAAGACTGTACTAAAGAAACCTTTGAGGAAATGTTTAAACATCTTCAAGAAATAGATTTAACGAAAGTAATTGAAACTGACGACCATACGGAAGCTAAAGATAATTTGGCTTGCAGTGGTGGAACTTGTGAGGTTAATTAATGTATTATTTTGGATCAGAACTTATCAGTGGGGTTAATGTAGGTATTGAACACATGAGCTATAAACAGATTGGTAGGGAAGGAAAAGGTTGGATACTCTTGTTTGATCTTCTAATCATTCGACTAATGGTTGAATGGGATGAAGAAGGGGAATAAAACAAAGGAGCTTAGTGCCCCTTTTTTATTATAATGGCATTACTGCTGGAGGTCTTTCAGTAGTGGATACAAGTGCTGAACCAGCACCAATTATTGATCCTCTGATAATGTCAGCAATTTGTTTTGTTGCTAGAGCATTCTCAGCAGTCTTAGGAATACTTGATATTCTTCTAGTGAGTTCCTCTAGTTGCACTCTTGACATAACACCTGACTCTTCAATAGCTGGTCTTAAACGAATAAACTCTCTCATAAGTTTATCAGGAGATAGTTCTTTACCTACTTGTTTACCAGCAACTGTAATTGTTTCACCTAATTGATAAAAATGTTGGTCAACTGCTTTAGCAAATTCTAATTTACCTGCAGGTGATTTAGCAATATTATCTAAAGCAAGTTTATAAGCTTCATCTGATTTACTAAATTTAGTTGCTACTAATGTAGGAATTGAATCTCTAGATGCAGCAATAAATTCTTGTTGTTCAATATTTTTTAAAAAATTATACCCTTTACCACCAGTATTTCTTTCAAGATATTTATTAAATTGTTCTCTTAATACTCTTTGAGCATCAGGAGAAATCATAGCTTTAGTCTCACCTTCAACAGTGTAAGCACCCCCATTTTGGATAAGGTTAAGAATGTCTTTATTAGCAGTTACAGCTACTTTAGGGTTAGTATTAAGTTGATTCATAAGAATTTTATTTAAATTAGCTTCTTCTTTAGGACTAATTAAATTTCTAGTTCTTAAAGCAGCAATTTCATCACCAAGTTGGGCATATTCGGGTGATTTAACAAATGGAGAAGTTGATGACATATTGCTATATAATTGTTTTCTAACTGCAGAAGAAGCAAGTTCATCTTCTCCTACTACAATACCTGCATTAGTTAGGTCATTTTTTAAAACACTTTGGGCTGCATCAGAATTCTTTGTTGTGTATAAACCTTTAAATGTAGGAGAACCAAATGTCTTTTCTTTAGCTACTAATGTAGCAACTTCTTCATCAGAAGTAATTTTAAGCATATTAGAGAGCTTACCCCCTCTCCATGAAATAAGACCTAATGCTTTAGTACCAAACTTTTTAAAAGCACTTGGAAGACCACCAGCAATTATTTCAGTACCTAATTGAGTAGCTTCAGATGTGCCCATTGTTTTAGCTATTTCACCTGCGGCTGAACTAACACCACCAGCAATAGCCCCACCAATTGCTGTTCCTAATACAGGACCACCAAGTAATGTTCCTAATCCAGCACCAATACCTACACCTATTCCAACATTACCAATATCAAAATTAGCAGGAGCCCTTTCAGTAAAGAACCCTGGAGTTGGTTGTTGTGCTACTGCAGATTGAACTGTAGCTTCACCAGTAGGGGAAGTAATAATATCATATTTATCAAATGGATTAACTTCTGTAGTAAAAGTTTTAACATCATATTTATCAAACGGGTTTGTTTCAGCCATTATTAACTTCCTTCAGGTAAATAACCATACTTAGCTTTAAATGCGTCTTTTAACGCAGGATTATTTTTAAGATCATCTATTGCAGCTTGTGGAGCTTTATTTTCATTAAATGCTCCTTTGTCTGATCCATTAACTTTAAGCCAATCTTTAAATTGAACTGTAGGATTCTTTTTAGCATATATAGAATACTTAGCTACATCAGCCCCTGTAAATGGAATAGCTTGCTTAACTTTTTCTAAGTTAGCTTTAACTAATGCTTTTTGGTCATCAGAAAAAGCTGGGTTAGTCATAGCTGCATCTGTAGCTGCTTCAGCAATCTGACGAAGTTCACCCATCTTTTGTACTTGTACAATATATTGTTGTCCTGGTTTAGCAATTAAAGCATTCTTTAAATTATCTAATTGAGCAATTGTAGTTCTTCTGCCACCATTTTGCATTGTACCAATATTTTGGATTACTGGAAGCATAATAGATTCATATTGTCCTGATTCAGAAGCAGTAATTGCGGTACCTAATACTGCTCCAGTTGATGAAAGAAGACCAGTACCTTTAATACCTGTGAATACACCAGCTGTAATAGGAGATGTACCACCTTGAGTAAGAATATTTAAGTTAGTGGTAGCAGGCACAAGTTCAGCAGAAGAAGTAACAAAGTTATTAGCATAACCTCTTTCATATACACTTGTTGAAGTACCTTTAGGATTAAGAGTAGCCTTTAATTGTTCTAATTCTTTTTTATGCTCAAAATCTAGATTAACAAAAAATAATTTATCTTCTTTTCTTTCAATAGCTCTTTGTTTTTCTTGTTCATATTTCATATCAATCTGATATTTCATAGTATCACGATAAGCAGCTTTATCAGCACTTGTTTGTAATAATGGAGCTAACTTATCAATAGACATAAATGGAGCTGCTGCAGAAATAAGTTCTTCATTAGTAGGTGTTCTATTTTCTTTAGCTGCATTTTTTTGTACTAATAATATAGCATTTCTAGCTTTTTTATCTTGTTCTAAATCAAATGTTTTTTGTTGAATAGTAGCTTGTTTAGTATTCCAATCTAATATTTTAGTAGCACCTTCTTGAGATACTTTTTCAGCTATATCGCCATAACCTGCATTAGCAAAACTTTCTTGTAATGCTGGGTAAAGTTTAGTAGGATCAGTAGCATCTACACCTAAATTTTGTTGTGTAGTTTTAAGAATAGAATAAACATCTGAAGCTTTTTTAATTTCAGGGTCTTCTAAACCAAATAAAGCATTAATACCTCTGCCTAAAGCAGTACCAAGAGCAGCACCTGAAGCACCTCTAGGACCAAGTGATGCTCCTGCTTGTTGTATAGCTTGATATTCTTCTTTTCTTTTTAAAGACATCAACTCTTGAGGAGTTGGTCCAAATAAACTAGGTACGATTCCAGCCATGATTTTTCCTTATCTACTAAATGGGTTTAAATTTATATATCCTGGTGTAGGAGACCAACCACCACCTGTAGATAAACCTGATGAATATTTATTACCTGCATTTAAATTTCCAGCATCTTGACCAAACCCAATACTATTAAATAAATTACTAAACTTACCTAATGGATTTGTAGAGCCCATAGCTGAACTAAAGAGTCCACTTATAAATGCTTGATCTCCCTGCATAGCTTGGTTTTGATATTGAGCATTTGTTTTATTAACATCTGTTACATAAGTACCACCAGTAAGTGATGGGGCAATTAATGGATTATTAATTTGACCTAGTTGTACACCAGTACCAAATAAAGATGTAGGAAGGGTATATCCTGATGTTTTAAGGTCATTACCTAAACCTACCAATCCTAAACCTCTTTGTAAGTCTTCTTGTTGAAATAGTCTTGCTCTATCTTGAGCTGATAAATAGATACCAGCATTAGTATTTTCTCTTGCTTTTAATAAAGCATATTGTTCAGGATTAACATAACCACCACCACCATAACCAACACCCAAACCTGTTCTTCCTTGTGAAAATAATGTATTACTTAAATTAACATTTTCTTGTAATCTTCCTGGTTCTAATCCTGATAATACTTGGTTATAATAATTATTAGTCATAGCCCCAGTATCTAAATTAGCCGCATTACCAAACATATTTTGACCATAATTAGAAACTCTATTAGCAAAATCAATTGATGCCCCAGTAGGTCTATTTTTATTAGACTCACTTATAAAGTAATTATAAATATCTTGAAGCTCAGGAGATAGACTAGTTGTTACACCACCACCGCCAGTTGGCGTAGCTGTCCCTGTAGTTGTCGTGATTGGGGATGCTTGGTATGGAGCTACTTGTGCTGGGTCATTCCCTGTAAATCCAAGTGCATCTGTAACAAAACTCATATTATACCTCTGTCTTTATAAAATTAATAACATTATTATTTCTACTTACTTCTTTAAATCCTAACCTCTTAACAAACGCTTCTGTTTCAGGATAAGTGGCTGTTGCTACCTTTCCATACTTTAGAAGAAGATTCTTCATAATACGCTTATACATCTTTAAAGGAAACCATTTTCCTTTATATTCAGGGAGACATCCACAATGGATTCTATTCCCTTTAGTCATTATTAAAGCAATTACTTTATCATCTCTATATATTGGGTAATATTCCCAAGTTGTTGCTTCTTCTATAAACTTCTTTTTATGTTCTTTAGGACTTCCATAAATCCTATAAAGAAGATTTACATATTCTATCTTGCTCATTAAGCTTTCATAATATAGCATAAACCATAATATGGAGGGAGGTTAGCATTAACACCAGTCACACCAGCTGTAGCTAAAGAAATACCAGTTACTGCACTTCCTGTGTTTTCACTTGTTGTAGTCATTGTTGAGTGAGCATCAGGACCTGATGTAGTACCAAAGTTAGTATTTTTAGCAAGATATGTATGTAAGTGACCAGGGTCTGTTACAGTATGGGTATGTGATACAACAACTGCATCTGTACTACCACCAGTAGCATTAACAGCATAAGTAGAACCAGCACCTACAATAAATCTATTTCTTAAATCAGGTGTTGAGTTAGAACCATTACATAAATACCATCCAGTAGGAATTGAAGCAGAAGATCCTGACCAAATAATAATTCCACCTGAAGGAATAGAAGCACTAACCGCAGTTGTTACAAATTCTGTAGTAGCAAGTTGTGTTGTATTAGTTGCAGCACTTGCTGTTGGAGCTAAAGGAGTACCTGTAAAAGTAGGGGATATTGTATTTGCTTTAGTATTAACTGCTACTTGCAAAGCATTAAACTCTGTGTCAAAGTCAGCCCCTTTAATAATTTTTAATGGATCTGCATCTGCTAATGAGTCTTTAGCTAGAAAGTTTGTGGCTTTGGTATAGTTTGACATTATGCTGTTTTCCCTGTTTTTAAATATATATCAATCTTTTGAATCGAAACAGGAGTATCATCTACAGTAGATTCAACTCCAAATTGTACTACTTTTCCTGAACCACCTAGTGGAACATTAATACTATTAACACCAACACCTACTGAAGCATACTTACTATTATTATATAGTGAAGTAGTTGCATTATAAGTAGGGTAAATACCAGTACCAAAACTTCTAGAAATTAATTGTGTACTATAGTTTAAAGTGTAGTCATAACCATACTTAAAGGTAAAGTCTTGATCTCCACTCCCAATAACAACTAAAGTAGCTTTTTTAAGCATTTTTATTGTAGTTGGTGCTGTTAAATCTGAACTAGAGGTATAGTATTTAAACTCATAAGTATTACTACCATCTAAATAACCATCATATAAAGCTACCCCATTAGGAACTCCTATAAATAAAGTTCTGTCAGTAGTTGAACAGAATGCTTTATAAATTGTTCCATCTGAGTTACTCCATAATGTTGTTCGTGCTGCACCATTAGGAAGTATTTGTCTTAAATCAAAATAAACCATAACTTTAGAACCAGGAAAAGTTAATAGATAAAAAGCATCTCTTTCAAAATAAGCACTTTTAATATCTGTTACTGTTTCTACTTCTAAATATCCAACTAAGTCATCTCTAATGTTAAGAGATAGTTCACGAAGTGGCATTGACTTCTCTTGAACAACTCGATTAAAGCTTCTTACACCACTCTTAGATAAGAATATTAAATCAGTACCAGTTCCTTGTACAGAATCTCTAGCAATACATCCTACACCTACTACAATATCAGCAAGTGTCATTGTTGTAGGATCACCTGCTCCTTGATAGGCAACAATATGATTTTTACAAAAGATTATTAGATAATTATTATGAACAGCCAATGCTGTTATTTCATCATTGTTTCCAATGACAGAACTAATATCTAATACTCCTGAGCCTGCTCCTGTAAAATCAGCTGGATCTACAAGTTTACTAAAATAAAGACAAGCTTTATTACTTGATATTCCTGCAACCCATATTCTACCAAAAGCAGAAAGAACACAATCAGGATCAAAAGTTGTTACACCTGTTGGTTTATTACCATAATCCCCTATCTTTTGAAAGATATAAGCATCTGTATGACTTTTCTTTCTATAAACTAAGGCTGCATTTCCATTTTGTACAGCAATAGCATAAGAAAGAGCTGTTGGTCCTGTACCTTCAGGAAGAACAGCAAATTGCCATCTATTCCCTGTAAAAGCAGTAGCTACTACTGTAGTTTGATTAGCAGCAAATACTTGTTGTTCTATTAAAGAGTCTGTACCTTTAAATAATTTACCATTACCAGCAGATAAATATACTACAGTTCCTGTAACATCTTTAAATTCAAAAATAGATTCAAGATAGTTATCAGTACCTAAAGGATTTACAGCAGTAATTGGACGACTTAATGTTACATTACCGCTTGTTGTGCCACTAGTTCCATGTGTTACTGTAAAGGTATTTGCTGTTGGTGTTGTAACTACTACAAAAGCACCATCTACTGCAGTACCTGAGGTAAAGTCTAAATAAACTGTATTTCCAACTGCTAATCCATGTGCTGTTGCTGTAACTGTAACTGTTGTTAATGCTCTTGCATAAGTTCCTGCTAATGTAACTGTTTGTGAAGCACTCACTGTATAAGTACCAGTGCCTCCTGTACCTGTTCCTAAAGCTGTAATATAAGTAGCTGCTGTTACACCCGACCCACTAATGACATCACCAATAGAAAGAGTTCCACTAGTAATACTAGCTACTGTTAAAGTAGTAGCAGATATAGTTCCTGTAACAACTGCATTAGTTGCTACTGTTGTTAAATCCCACCCTTGCCTACTACCTAATCTTCCATACTTATCAATAATACAATTATTAGCTACAGTTGCATAGCCACTTTCAAGCGTAACAGAAGAGTCTTGGGTATTTAAACCTAAGAATCCAGGAGCTGCAATAGAAGTTGTTTGTAATTTACCAGGCATTAGCTAGGATACCAAACTGTTTCTTCAGGGCGACTTCCCGCTTCAATAGCAATTAAATCTGCTAACATATTTCTATATCTAGCTTCTTGATCTTGATAACCACCATCTTCACCTCTTTCACTTAAAGCTCTAGAAAGGGTACCTTCAATAAGAAGAGTATAAGGAATTTTAACTTCTTCTACATCTGTAGTAAAGTCATCTTGTGGCATTACTATATTAAAATATAAATCATACCCTGCATCAGGTACTGGAAACACATCAACCTGTGTATCTCCATATTGATCTACTCCATTAAAGTTATAATATGCAGGAGATCCTGTCTGTACAGTAGCCATAAGAAGTTGTTGTTCAAACCAACCACTTGATTTATTTTGTAAGAAAATATTAGTTGTATCATTAACAACATCTAATACTCTAAAACGAGTACCAGCACCTACAAGAACATAGTTAAATAAAGCAGCAGTAGTTGTTGCTGCAAGAGTTGTTCTTAAACAAGACCAATTCCAAGAGTCTTCTATCTCTCGTTTAGTTACATTTACTAATTCACCTACAAGAGCACTGTATGTATTTTCAGCTACAGTTTCAACTTGAGTTTCTCTAAGTCTTAGTAAAACTTTATTAACAATCTCTAAATAAGTCATAATACTTTCCTATGTTATATAACAATTATACCATATTTATGGCTTAATGTCAACTACTTCTTTTTGTTTTT